ATGCTCACCGTTAAGCAGATTGAAGCAGCAAAGCCGAAAGAAAAACCATACCGCCTACTCGATGGTAATGGCCTGTACCTTTATGTCCCTGTGTCAGGGAAAAAGGTATGGCAGCTTCGCTACAAGATTGACGGTAAGGAGAAAATCCTGACCGTAGGAAAATATCCGCTTATGACTTTGCAAGAGGCAAGGGATAAAGCATGGACTGCGAGGAAAGACATCTCGGTTGGCATCGATCCGGTAAAAGCGAAAAAGGCTTCGTCTAACAACAATTCCTTTAGCGCCATTTACAAGGAATGGTACGAGCACAAGAAGCAAGTCTGGTCTGTAGGATATGCGACTGAACTTGCCAAAATGTTTGACGACGACATTTTACCTATCATTGGCGGCCTTGAAATTCAGGATATTGAGCCGATGCAACTGCTGGAAGTAATCCGCAGGTTTGAAGATCGCGGTGCAATGGAGCGAGCCAACAAAGCCCGCAGAAGATGCGGCGAGGTTTTCCGTTACGCTATTGTCACTGGTAGGGCTAAATATAACCCGGCACCTGACCTTGCTGACGCCATGAAGGGGTACCGCAAGAAGAACTTCCCGTTTCTTCCTGCAGACCAGATCCCGGCATTCAATAAAGCACTGGCAACATTTTCAGGAAGTATCGTATCGCTCATTGCCACCAAGGTTTTACGCTACACTGCCCTAAGAACGAAAGAGCTTCGTTCCATGCTATGGAAGAACGTCGATTTTGAAAACAGGATTATCACCATCGACGCCAGTGTGATGAAGGGACGCAAAATTCATGTGGTTCCTATGTCAGACCAGGTAGTTGAACTTCTCACTACGCTAAGCTCAATCACTAAACCAGTATCAGAGTTTGTTTTTGCCGGGCGCAACGATAAGAAGAAGCCAATCTGCGAGAACGCGGTATTGCTTGTGATCAAACAAATCGGCTATGAGGGTCTGGAAAGCGGTCACGGATTCAGGCATGAATTCAGCACGATTATGAACGAGCACGAATGGCCTGCTGATGCTATTGAAGTGCAACTGGCACATGCCAACGGCGGATCTGTGCGCGGGATTTACAACCATGCTCAGTATCTCGATAAGCGCAGAGAAATGATGCAGTGGTGGGCGGACTGGCTTGATGAGAAGTTTAAAGTTAGTTCATGAAAAATGACATACCAGTTTATGGTATAAGTAGATCACGTGTATACTGTCAAGGTTCTCATTAACAATCACACAAAATAATCGGAAAATACAATGAAACACGTTACTTCTCTTGATGGAGCTAGAGGAATTGCCGTCATAATGGTCATGTTATTTCATTCTAATATACCTTGGGCATCTTTGGGGTGGGCTGGTGTTCCATTATTCTTTTGCCTTTCGGGGTTCCTGATCACATCAATTCTTGAGGAAGACAGGAAGTATAGATTTGCCTGGTATATTAAAAAGTTTCTAATAAATAGATCGTTGAGAATATTTCCTCTATTCTATCTATACCTTGCGGTTAATTTTGTAATAGTTAAATCAATGGGAGGAAGTACGGAAGGTTATTCTTGGTTTGTCACCTACTTACAAAACTATTACATTGGTAATAACATAACAACACCAGGAATACTTGGACACACATGGTCTCTAGCTATAGAAGAACAATTCTATTGGATTTGGCCTATTGTAATATTTTTTATTCGCCCACCAAAGGAAGTATGTTTTTTTGTATTTCTTGTGATAATCTCACTAGCTTCTAGATATTTTATATTCAATATGTCTGGAGGTAATCCGTATATAACTAACGTAACTCTTATCAGTTGTGTTGATATGCTTGTCCTAGGCGCTATCTTTGCTCATATAAAGGATAGCAATAAAGCACCACAAATAGCCATGTTGACATTTATAGTTGGTTCTATTGTTACTGCATATGGCGTTATAAATATTGGGATTAATAATTTTTGGCATCCAGAGCAGTGGGTTGGCAAGGGATTATACCTATTTACATCATTAGGGATGACATTCTCATCAATTATTTGGTTCTTATATTATTCATCAGGAAAAATGACAGACAGCAACAGACAGCAACAGACAGCAACAGACAGCAATATTTTACAACTATTTATAACGACTTGTAACAAGATATTTAACTTAAAATTCCTTAGATTTACAGGAAATATAAGTTACGGCCTTTACATGTGGCACTTGCTATGTTTTTCAATAGTAAGAAAAATGTTTTCATTTGTAGGAATCACAACTGATGGATTCACTTACATAGCTGCTTCATTTATTGTATCATATGCAGTTTCAATAGCATCATTTTACTTATTTGAGAGTTTTTTTCTTCGTTTTAAAGTAAAATCTTGCAGAGAAGGCTTTATTTTAAGAAATTCAGTAAAATAAATTATATGTTCGGCATCGGTATTTTATACACTGATGCCGAAATATCATTTATTCTATAGACATTCTGCTATTTGCAAAATCATAAGCATCTTGTGATTTAATGAATTGACAAACAAAATAGTCATTTAACCTAACTACACATCCAGATGTTGTTTTCAATGTTAACTTTACTGCGCCTGATTTTACTGCTCTCCCTACTCCAAATGTGTGTACCCATTCACCTGTAGAGGTGTATATGTTGCCAAGCTGATCTGTATCACCTGAGAACGATCCTGTAACATCACCTGATACAAGTTTAATGCTACATCCCCAAACAACATGGTAAAACTTAGCTATGTTAGCTGGTGAAATATTCAATGATATCGTGTAACCGGCTGGAATGTTTACCTGTGCACATTTATCAGATAACGATCCGTCAGACACGCTTGAGCCATCAACGGTGCCAGTTCCTAAAAACTGCCATGGACCATCACCTGTAAATGACTCTGAATTAAGAATTTCGCCAGTTGGCAACCTTTTAATCCTTCCTTTTATTGAAGTGCCTCTTAAAGATATATCCACGTTCTGCAATGCTCCAAAGTGTTGTATTGCTATCGACTCAACGTGAATGCTAGGACCAATGTAACCATCACAGACAACATCCCTTGCAATAATCTTGCTTGTATCATCAATCTGAATATCGTAAATACCAGTAGCGCTATCAAATCTGCACCCTCTGGCTATTAAAGTAGAATTTATTAGTTCAATGTTATTAAAATAGCACTGCTCAGCCACCACAGAAGGCATATCAACAAGTTTAAGTTGCCTTGGCTTCTGTACCACGCCATCAATATCAACAGTTTCGTCTTTAGCTACCAGTTCAAACCAAACGTTTGAAATTACCGGTGGAACAACAGGAGCGAGGTCATTACCATTCAAATATATACCGCCACCTTCGCATTGTTCCATGATGCAGTCCTTGATTTTTATTCCATCAATTCCACCTCCTGGTGCTGGTCCTCCAATCTTTCCATTTATATAAATGCAATATTTTTTTATTCCAGCAAAGTGGCAATTTTGCCATGAATCTGAACCTGCGTGCATATTATTTTCAGATTGCGCCTTGTGTCCGTAATTGCATTCAAGATAGCTACAATGCTTATATGTATTACCAATGTTTCCTTTTGGCTTGAAAACTCCAATATCAAGACCGTCAAAAGCAATATCCCTAAAGTTCCATCGGCCATCAAGATTAGACGATCCAAAAGCTATGCCAATTCCTTGTGGTGTGGAAATATTTCCCTCAATAAGGAAGTTCTGCGCGTGGCGATATTGCCATAATCGCGATGATTCAGATAGTGTAATGCTTGTCTTGCCAATGTCTGGCTTAAAGATAACATTATATCCGGTACCAATGAGATTGGCGTTTCCGGAAGTGTATTCTCCAGTATATGTACCAGGAGTAATTAACAGATCGTCGCGATATCTTGTGATATCAATAGCCTCTTGTAGGTCTACGTAATTACCGGAGTGCTTGATATCATCCAGGTTGTTATAAACAGTTCGCACACCAATGCCAACTTTCTTTGCCCCTTCGCTTCCTGCGAGATCTGCTTTAAACTGTTCAAACTCTGGCCTTAGTTGGTCAGGGTCATACTTAAGCACATTAGGGAAATAGAACTGCTGAGCACCGTACGCATCATAAACAGCCATAGAATGGCCTTGCACGGTTACAAACTTGGCAATCTGTCCGTTATATACCGGATAACCAGCAGCGTTAATAATGATTGGTTGCGAAACAGGAACGTGAGAGCCGTCTTCATTCTCTACACAAACCTGAATCTGGTTTTCAGGATTTACCGGGTCCGTGTCAATTTTACCGATATAAATTTTGCCATTGGCTACGGCTTTAAAAGAACGAGCCATAGTGAAGAGTTGCGAAGGCATGCTTACTACAACATTGGCTGTAATGTCTGTCATTTAATTTGCTCCGGACGTAGCAATGCCGGACAAGATGCAACTTGCCAAGCATTGCACTAATGTCAGTTATGGTTTGTTAATTATGAGATGAGTCTATGCAAAGAGATCTGTTGAATATTGCGTTCTACATATTTGGTTTTTGCACGTTCCTGGTGTTTGCGAAGCTATTCTGACAACGCATCAGACTTGGCACCCTGCGTCATAGCGTTAATAGCCTTTTGTGCCTGCTGCATGGCTTTCTCAAAAGATGTTGATCCGCGTGGGGTGTTTGCCATTCGGAGCATTGCATTTCTGAATGGCTCACTCTCATAGGCGCGAGTAAGAAGTCCGTAGCTTACCGCTGCGCCAGTTGTCGCCGGGTTCATTGCCGTCCCATACCCGATAATGAACGGGATGGTTTGCTGCCCTGTTGGTGTTGTTACTGCCGCTTTTGCAGCCTGCTGCGTGGATTGCAGGTAGTTTTTCAATCCTTTCAGATAAGCAGCGTCCTGCCCCTTAAATGTTATTCCAGTCTGGTTTTGCAGGATGTTAAGCTGTCGAAGGAACTGGTCAGGGGAACCACCTGATTTCTCCATCGCCTTTCCAATGATGCCATTGCGCATTTGCGCCCTACCAACACGACCAACTGAGTTATACAGAGTCTTAATTTCAGATTTGTTCTTGCTGAATAGCATGTTGTTGACAACTTCCGGTGTCAGGTCGCCTTTCATGAGAACATTCTTCAGCCTGGTATTCTTTAGTTTCGCCGCTTCGTCAGCGTAGACGGCATTGGCCTGCTGATATTTACGAAGAGTATCATTGCCAAGATTCTGACCAATGGCACCATTGATATCGTCGGTCATCGCCTTGTAAACTCGCTGAATGGCAGCATCGGAACGGTTTGGTAACACTGGTCGCTCACCCTTCACGTCCATTCTGAACTGGCTGCGCAGATCGCTTAATTGCTTCAAATCCAGATTGACCGGACCATCAGGACCAGCATTGCGAACAAGCTCATCACGATATGACTGAAGTTTTGAAATAGTCTCGTTATCAGCAACCTTACCAAGCTTCTGCAGGTTAGATATTTCTGTATCAATCTGCTGAATTGCTCGCGCAGGTTGAATGTTTACTCCAGCCATAGCATTCTGAACCTGCTCCAGTCGATTACCGGCAGCACGACGAATTCCTGATGTTTTCGCTTTAAGGCTGTCAATAACAACCGCTGGATCATACTCCCCGAATTTATCAGCAAATCTCTGAACCAACTGGCTTCTCGCTTCCTGTTGCGTTGCTCTCATTCCGCTTGTGCCAGCCAGAGGGATATTTTCTGCTGTAGTCTGCGCCATTTTTCCGACGCGGGAAGTTGGTTGTAACAGGTCTGTGGTGTGCAGAGGAACTCCTTCACGCTCTGCAAATCTGATAGCCTGCTGCGCTTCTGGCGCGATAGCACCACGAACACCACGATAAGCAGCACCTAATCCACGTCCGGCAGCGTTAATAGCACCGCCAGCCAGCACACCAACGCCTAAATCGGTGGCGAGTGCTTCCGCATCATCTTTCGCACTGTTTGCAGCAAGTGATCCAACTGCGTTTTCTGCGAGAAGGCGAGTTGCCCCCTGAGCAATTCGACCAGCAAGTGTTGGTGCCTGTACCGCCGCTCTCTCAACGCCAGCAGGAGTGAGGTAAGGCAATGCTTCAGCAAATACCCTTCCCTCTGTCGTTTGTGGAGTCAGCGCGCCTTGCTGAAGGCCAAAGTCCTGCTCTAATCCCTGCGTTGTTACTCGTGGTGCTGGTTGATATGTACCATCGCCAATGCCGAGTTTACCGCCAGCCCAAGCCGCCGCGCTTGTTACAGCATCAGTGAGTTCAGCAGGTATGTTCGCTACGTTGATTCCTGCCTGTAGTAAGCCGCGCCCGGTTTCAGCAAGTCCATTACCAAGGTCAGACATTATTCCGCCTTGCTGCTGAACAGGTTTCGGTGCGACAGAACTTACGGGTTGAGGTGGCTGCTGACTGGCTGCCTGCTGCTCAATCTGAGCAAATGGATTATTTGGGTCTGACTGCACGCCTGATGCCGATACTTGTTCGGATGACTGTGCTTCCAGTTGTGCAAACGGGTTGTTAGGGTCTTGCTGAGGATGTACCTTTGCAGAGGTGGCGCGCTGTTCGACTGTTGAGTCTGTCACCGGGTCACCCGCCCATTGAGCAAAGCGATCATCAACGTAACCGCGGCCTTCAGGTCCTGGCGTATATTCACCACGCTTTGCCTTCATAACGTTGCCGGGACCGTCGTGATAAGCCTGAAGAGCGTCACGCCAGTTACCAAACTGCTGGTACATCTTTGCCAGATAGCGCGCGCCAGCGTCAGCCTGATATTCGGGGTTTTGCATTTGCTCATCGGTATAACCCATATCACGCCATGTCCCAGGCATGACCTGAGTCAATCCTACAGCCCCGGCGGAGCTTACTGCGGCAGGGTTGTAAGAAGACTCCTTGGCACCCAGTGCAGTCATCAACCCTTCTGGCACACCGTAACGTGCGCCAGCCTGCTCTAACAAATCACGGTAATTAGCCATTTACTGCCCCAAAGATGGAAGATATCCGTAGCGATTAATGAAGTCGATTGACAGCTCGGGGTGCTGCTTCAGGTAATCTATAGAAGCCTGAGGCGCTTCCACTCGCTTGATACCGTTTTGCTGAACGTACTTACCAACCGCCTCATTACGCTTCTGGTTGAGCGTGTTCAGGATGACGCCAGCGTTGCGACGAAAGGACTCCTCGCTCTGCGAGTTCTGCAGCGAACCAACAGCCTGGTCGAGCTTTTTGCCCTCGGCATCAGAAAGTGCGCCCATGCCTCGCATGGCCTGAACCGCTGTCAGGTATGCTTGTGATTTAAAGGTATCAAGTCGTGCCTGAGTGTCTGCAGCCTGTGAGCCTGGAACGTTGGGGATTACTCCACGTAAGCCTGTAATGCTCTTAAGTGAAGGAGAACTAACGATATCGTTCAGAGTGAACATGCTGGTTGTGAGGGTGTTGATGCCGTCTTTGTAGCCATCATTTAGCGCTTGTTGCTTCTGCTGCAACTGCTGGTTGTTGGCTGCTATGCGGCTCTGTATTTCCTGGCGCTTCAGGTCGTTAGTTTCTGCTGATAGCATCCGGTCAAGGCGCTTATTTTCGTTGTTAATGCGGTTTGTTTCTGCGTCCAGATTAATGCGCTGCTGACCTAAATTCGCCTGGATATCTTGTCCGCGCATTGTGATTGCCTGATTCCGAGCGGCGGTTTGCGAATCCAGATCCTGACCGCGCATGGTAACCTGGCGACCCTGCATTTTATCCTGTAGGTCAAAGTATTTTTCGGGCCCGAGACTGTTCATCCCCAGGTGATCGACAAATTCGCCGAACTGCCGCGGGTTCTGTTGGTACATCTGAGCGACGTCATGAGGATTAACGCCAACACGAGCTAACTCACCGGCGTTGTTTTGCAGCCATGATTGCATTGCTTCTGGAGACGATGACGCAAGGCGTGCGCCAGCCGCTAAGGTGCCGATAGAATTACGCTGCTCTTCATCAATGAATCCCATGCCTTTACGAACGGATTCAATCTGGTCTGGATATTGAGTAGCCAACTGACGCAAAGCACCGCGATCACCAGACGCATAAGCATTAGCGTACGCCTGCTGAAATTCTTTCTGCCGCTGAGCCTGCTTTTCCTGCTGAAACACCCCCGCAATACCTGAAAGGCCTTGCAAAGCAGTCAGCCCAACATTGTTAGCGCCTGAACGCTCAATATCATTGTTCTGCCTGATAAGCTGAAGCGTATTGCCGATGTCATTTACGCTCGGAGCGTTTGAGTTGACGCCGCCGATACCAGCCAACAATCCGCCGTTTGTTCCTTGCCAAGTAGCCATGATTACCCCTTAAAACAACGAGCCAAGCAATCCGATACCAGCACCAATGCCAGCGCCCCAAGGCGTTGATGTTCCCAAAAGACTGGCAAGACCTGCACCGGCAATCGCACCGGACGTGCCACCGCTAATTGCAGTCTGAAGACTTGATGGTTTATTGGCATTAGCAGCGGCAAGTGCTGCACTTTGCTGTGCAATGCTGCTCATGTTGTTGGCGTATGTCTGCCCAGCGTTTGCCTGACCTTGCAGCGCACCAAGCCCAACGTTTGCCAGATTGTTGTAATTGCTCATCTGGTTTGATAACCACGACTGACCGAGAGTCGGAGCAATCGTAGCCAGTTGATTGCTTGTGGCTGTCGAACCAAGTCCGCCAGTCGCCTCCGCAGCAGCAAGACTCTGGTAACGAGCCTGACCTGCAAGGTCTTTATACTGCTGAGAATTGTAATACTGATTAAGTGCCTGCCCCTGACCTTCTAAACTGGAAAGATTCTGAAGCTGGTTAACATACTGCTCCGCAAGCGGCGTGAACGGAGCAAGGTTTTTCATGATCGTCTGCCACTGCTGATTTTGCAGGTCTGCGGCATACTTCTGAGCTTCTGCTGCATACTTTGCGCTTTTATCAGAACTGCCACCTTTCCCGCCTTTTTCAGGGTAATAAGGTTCCTCGCCGCGCAGTTTTCTGCCCAGCTTAAATGCATATAACATGGCTATCTCCCGTGATTCAGGAAGTCGATTAGTTCTTCGCGTGTGGCGCTGTAAAAAGTCACGTCATCCACGCCTTTAAAGTATTTCTTGATGGTTCCGACACGCTTAAGGCCAATCATTGCGCAGTAAATCTGCCCGTGGCGGAATTTGCGTGCGGCGAACGATGTGACGCACTGAACGGTGGTGTTAGTCAGAATGTATCGCCAGAACGCCAGCCCGATTTCCTTGCTGAATCCACGAACCTCTGGCAGGTACATGGCGTGGCAATCGAATGTCAGAGGCTGAATCTCCTGATAGTAAACAATGCCGCCAAACTGACCGTACACGTTAACCTCAAAGTAACGGCATTCAGGCTTGTAGTCGTATCCATCACCGTTGTTGCTTCCGGCAATAATGTCAGGGTGATTTCCGACTGCTTCGATCAGGTCGATGTTTCGCGTTGGTTTGAACTGAATCATCACTGCTCCGCGATTATCTTGATGGTTGTGGCAGTAAACGCCGCACCATTCGACTGAATGGTTAACGTGCTGCCATTTGTGGCAAGAAAGCCGTCTTTATCCACGCTGAAGAACGTAGCTAACAGGATGTTGTCGGTTGTTGTCGCCGCATTACGACTGCTGACCAACGTGTCAGGAACAGAGCCGGAAAATGTTAGCTGCATTGACCTGTTGGTGGTTCCGCTGGGCCACGTCCCGACAATAGACAGCTTGAAGAACAAGGTTTTGTTCTCGTTGAACACAACCATCTTGTTGTTAACGGTGTCGAAGAATGGTGCCAACGTGCCGGATGACGGCGTGAGCGTTTTCAGCAGGCTAACAAGGTTGGTCGGCGCTGTCGGGATGGTTACAGATACGCCAGAGTAAACAACCTCTGACTTCTTGCGAGTAGTGGCATACTCCAGAGCATCAATGCGCGTTTCATGGTCTGAAACCTGCGATTCCAGCGACTGAACTCTGGTATCAAGCGACGCAATATCGCTTTCATTCTGAGCGATTCGCGTTTCATGTTCCTGAAGAGTTGATTCTGCCTGGCTGATTCGCTCCTCATGATTAACAAGCGTTGCTTCCGCAGCAGAAATTCGCTGCTCATGGTCAGCGAGAATCACATCCTGCTCATCGTTCCTGACTTGTGCGTCATAAGCGCCCTGTCCGGCCTCGTTGGCCTTGTTCGCCACGTTACCAACATCAGTACCCTGTGCGATAACGTAAAGCAAATACGACTGCGAGAAGATATTGCGTGGAAGGATTGATGTATCGAGCCGTGTAGCCTGAATGATTACCGGCACATTGAGATTCGAATCCGCCATTACTCAATCCTTATCTGAGCGCCAGACAGAGTGACAGGTGACTTCGTGATAACGCGCAATTTGAAACCAATGTTTTTCCTGATGCGCCCTACTTTCTTCCACAAAACGCGTTTGTCGTAAACGAACGGTTCATTCTGCTCAATCATCTGCTCACGACCGTAATTTATGCTGTCAGTGGTTGCAGAGAGAAAAAGGCGGTCAGCGTACTGAGCAACACCCGTCGATGATTCCACCTCCAGATCAAAGCATCTGGCGTTATCTGCTTTGAAGAGTGGAGTAAACAGCAGGTGTTCCTGCTGCTTGTCGTACTGGCTGCTGATATCGAACTGCAGTTTCCCGGTGACAGATTCCAGCTTATCGCCGCACGTTATCTGATTGCCTTCGTAAATGAAGTCGATAGCGCGGTACACATCGTCATACAAGCCTGTTTTCAACACACACCATTGCGGACCATTGGCGCTTGAAGATGCGTCGTACACGAGAACATGGCGAGGAAGATGGATAATCAGCAAATCATGCGCATCAAACCGCAACGATTCCATCACGCCATCAGCCAGTTCATCAGCAGTGTAGGAGCGGAGGATTTTCTCAATGCTCGCGCTGGCGATTGGTGACACCTGACCGGAGCCGATGATGTATACAGACGGCGCACCTGTTGCCGGATTGCTGATGAACGCATAAGAATCAGCGAATGGCGTTTTGCAGTAAGTCCCAGCAATACCTTTCTGCACCATCAGCGATGGCTGTGCGACATACAAAGCAGCACCAACGGTGGTTGCACCAGTCAGGGAAAAATACTCAATCGTCGATGAACCAAAACAGACGATGAAGTCTCGCCATGTTCCGATGCCGATGATGCCGTCAGGCTGCGATTCTGCGCGATATTGTGCGCTGTAGCGGTCAGGGTGTGATTCGTCTTCAAGGTCAGTGATAAACCATGAATCAGTACCGTCTTTTGACCACGCATAACGCCCACGTAAGCGCGTAATGTCACGAACCGAACCTAGCTCATACTGAGTGAATCCGCTATCTGTAGGCCAGTTTGAGATGATTTTAACCGTGCCATCATAGCGGTATTCGACCAGTTGACCATTAACGCCTACCGCCTGTGATGTCCGCCCATGCGCCATTGATACGCGACCACTTCCGGCAACATCACCGACTTCGCTTTCGCCTTTGTAGAGCTTGCCGCCACACACACGATAGACAGCATTCTGCGCCATGTTGTACTCGACGCCTCGAGATACACCGTTCACATCAGAACGTTTGGCAATGCCCGGGAATGAGCGAAGATATCCGCTGCTGTTCAGGATTTCTTTGGGTGTAGCCAGCATATTCACTGGCAGATAGTCGATATAGTCGGCGTTTCGAAAGTCTTTGCCGACGCCTTTCATGAGCGGAAGTTGCTGAATCGGCATTTATTCGCTCCCGTTATCGCAAGGTTCCTTCCGGTGGAAGTAACTCCAACCGTTCCACTTCGCCAACTGGTTACCGCTACCAACAGGCATACGGTTTGGATAACCGGACTTACATTTAGCGGCTTTTGCTCTGTCCATTGCAGACAGTTTGACGAGTCGCTCTTTCCCGTATCTGGCAGTGGTTATAAGTTTTGCAGACGCTTCCAGCGCATAATCTGGAGCAATGCGGCAGGCAAGGTTGAAAATGACGGCATTGATAGCGTTATTTGATAAGCCGTGCTCATCTCCCGGATCCGGAGCGATATCTGCATCAGCAAAAATGTAGCCAACGTTGATGCCAGGTGACACATCACCGCCAAGCCATTCAGCCATCATCATTTCAAGGTCGTTGACGCCATCTTCCATAGACTGCGGTTCGACATCGGTTAACGTGGCATTTGATGCCACACCGAGCTTACGTAATGCCGCAAGAACTAAATCACCCTTCGTTGTCAGGTTCATCTGCTGCCGCCTTAGGTTTTCGACCAGGCTTTTTACGCTGTTTTTCTTCTGGCTCTGGCTCTGGCTCTGGCTCTGGCTCTGGCTCTGGCTCTGGCTCTGGCTCTGGCTCTGGCTCTGCAACATCCTTCAGAAGATCATCAGGATGTGCAAACCAGCCAGCATCCAGATATTCCTGAAGCTCTTCGGCTTTCACGATTTCAAAGTCGTATCCAACGCCTTTCCACTTCTTCATGTCTCCATGACGAAAGATCATGTGTGTCATGCTTGTCTCCAGATAAAAAAGGGAGCCGAAGCTCCCTCTGGTTATCACGCAGTCTGGTTAGGCAGACCAACACCAATTGCCTCTGGTCGTACAGCACATGCTGAATACCACACAGCAATACGGCACTTACCAGACAGAGTGTTGATATCACCCTGCGTTGCGAAGATGCCGTTAACACCAATGCCAGGAATGCTGAAGGAAGACGTTTTCATACCAGCAAACAGTTCATGGGTTACCGGGATCGGCTGAGACAGCAGACGGATTGAGTCATCAGCCCAGAACACGTTAGCGGTGGTTGTTGCCACGTTCAGAACGTTTACCGGAGTGGTATCAGCAAGAGAGGTGTTTACGTTAGCGTAAGCCTTCTCTTCTTTTGTCAGTGACGCGTCATCCAGTGCAATCGGCTTCGGCGTGATTTCGATGTGAGTACCATCGATCACACGGGTGATTGAGAAAGTAGCATCATCAGTCAGCACGTTCTTCGCCATCTGAGACAGGAATTTCACACCAGTGAAGCTGATTTTGTCGCCGCGCTTAAACCCGGTGGTGGAGGATACGGTCACCGTTGCAACACGGTTGTCGACGTTCTCTTTGTTACCATCGGTATCAAGAGTGTATGCCTGCGGCTTAAACTTCTGCGCACCAGAAACAGTTACACCAGTAGCGGTTGACTTGGTAACTGCCGGAAGTTTCGGTGAGCGAAGAATTTCATCAAAGCCAGCAATCTGACGCTGAATAGTACCGTTGCGATACGTGTCTTCAGGAACGCGCCCGAAGATGTCACCATCTACCAGGTTGCGGCCTGCTTTGCGGTAATCGTCAGGGTTCAGGAAGTAACTGATTCCCATGTCGCGGTTGAGTTCTCGGGAGAACATCAGGCGCTCTGCATCAGACACAAAATCCCAGCCAGACAGGCCAGTAGATGGACCAATTGCGCGGGTATCGTGAACAACAAGCGAGCCCATTTCAGTTGCCTGTTTGGCAATCGCTGACTCAATGTTATTCGCCAGTTTTTTGGCAGATGCCTGGATTCGGCGACGGTAAGAACGCTCATCACGCAGGTCATCTGCACGAAGCTCGAAGAAATCGTTATCCGGATCGCCCATGTTGCATTTCACGGACAGCTCCAGAATCCCGGTTGCGTTGCCAGTTAAATCCCAGCCAGTCTGAGTTGGCGCTTCCTGCTCAACAGGCATCCACACGGTGTTGCTTGAACGCTGCATGGATTCTGCCGGAGGGGTGTATTTTGTCACTTTGGACGCCATTGGCGTCAGGTTCTGGACGGTTTCGATGATTTCATCGATAGCGTAAGTAACTAACTGCCCTTCTTTGAGAGTCATATATTGAATACCTTACTTTCTTTATGTGCTATACTATTGTTATATCAACATATAGCGCATTAGGGTTATGAGCATGGAACTGAATGAATACTTCGAATACCGCGATGGCTCTTTGGTTTGGAAAGCCAGAAGCTCTGAATTTTTCAACAACAAAAAGAATCGCAACTATCACAACGTTTGGAATGCAAAACACGCTGGGAAAGTTGCTGGTCTTTTAGAAAGCAATGGATATATCCGCATAAGAATTAACGGCATTAAGTGGCTAGCACACCGCATCGTATGGGTGATGTTTAACGGAGATATTCCAGAAGGCATGGAAATTGACCATATAAATGGGATTCGCCACGACAACAGAATTGAAAATCTTCGTCTTGTGAAAAAATCAGCAAACCAAAGGAATAGAATCAAACTATCTAAAAATAACTCCAGCGGAATATCTGGAGTTTACTTTTGCAACACGCGGAAAAGATGGATCGCTCATAAGCGACTGCTTAATGCAAGAGTGCAAAAAGTATGTTCTTCATTCGAAGAGGCGAAAGAAGTAATCAGAAAGTTTGACGAGGAAAACAACATCACGATATCGAAATAATTATCGAATTCCTTTATTCAGTTGCGCCTTAAGCTTGCGGTATGTCTCTACATCCCCTTTGTTTGCTGCCGCTTCCATCTGCTTTTCAATCGCAGAGATATTTGCAGCAACAGCGTGTCCCTGAATGGGTTCATCAGGTAACGGGGCTTCTGAAACAGGTTTGGCTCGAGGCTTGAGAGTTAAACGTTCTGACAGTCGAGTGAGTTCAATCAGCGCGGATTGCCCGTCCATCGCCAGCAACTGGCGTGTTTTCTCAGGATTAGCACCAAGGTGATACATGAGAGCAGCGGATTTCTCCGGGAAGAGGCGCATGATGTCGGCACCGACTGCTGGCGGCACCAGTTGCATGAATGCATCCTCTTTCTCCTGATAGTCAGGGATATTGAGCTTTTCCGCTGCGTCGTAGTGCTTACGGGCAGCCTCGACGTATTGCGCTGATTGCTGGGTGAACTCCTGAGTTTTGCGACCCTGCTCGGCGACAGCCTGGCTTCGTGCGTCCATAGCCTTGATCTGCCATTCACTGTTTGCCTGCTGGAAGGCAGCCAGTGCGCGGCTCTGGTCATAGTCGTACTTAGCCAGTGCATCTTCGGAAAGATAATCGTTAGGGTCTGGTTGTTTTGGTAACTCAGGGTTCACCCGCAGGTGCTCCGGCAACTCTCCACGCTTAACCGCTTCCATCTGCTGCTCAAGCTCACGCTGGCGTTTGCGTTCGATGCGGCGACGGGCAAATTCAGCATTAGTTGCCGGGTCTTGTTTTGGTTTCTCATCGTCTTTCAGGACAATCTCGAAGCCTTCTTCCTGACCTGCGTTGTCGTTGGCATTATCGACAACTAAGCCATCAGCAGATGCCGCTGCATGATTGCCGGGCAGGGTTAATTCTTCAGAAGCCTGAATGTCGGTGGTTTGGTCCATGATTAACTCTCTCTTATTGAGGTGTCTCGGCTACTCCGCCGGAGGGGATTTGAACTTGACGCATAAGATTCGCGAAATCCATGCGTTGTGAATGAGTCTGGTCTGCATCTTTAAGAAGCAGCTCAGCGTTAGCACGAGCATCTTTGCTGCGCTGTTGCTGGAATTGACCTACGAGCTTGAGGTACTCACGCAGTTCTGCCTGCTTGTCGAGGTCCATATTGTTGAAGATTTCTGCAATCTTCGCGGCGTTGAGTTGGTTTTGGGCTTCAACCTTGGCAGCTTCAACCTGAATCTGCGCCTGTTGGTTCTCTGCCTTGAGCAATTCAGCCTGACCTTGCAGAAGGATACCCTGCGCCTGAATTTGCTCTGCTGATGGCTGCTGCGGCTGTTGTTGTGCCTGCTGTACCATCTCCATCTCTTCAGGTGTTTCTGGTTTCTTCAGCCCCATCATCACCAGTTGCTTGTTAGCGTACTCTCGCATCATCTCGACGCCTTTACCATCAAGCAGCGTGAAGTATTGCAGCATCAGCATCTGGAACTCTGGAGTACCTTGCGGAACCTTAGTGAGCAATTCCTGAATCTCTGCGCGGTTCTGTTCCTTCATGCTCTGGAAGGATGGACCAACGTCTGTATAGCACTCATAGCGACCACGAATGTCGTTGAGTGTGACCACATTACCGGACTGGTAATCGACAACTTGCGCATAGAGTTGAACGTCTTTCTCGCTTCCATCTTCAAGTGTCAGCGTTACATGACGAGGAACGTCATAAATATCATTGACCATTGAGGCATAAATCTCGCCATCACGTCGCATTGCGGTAGCCAGGTTATCCTGAAACACGTATGTCTCAAGGTCTGCCCGCATGTTCAGTTGATTGACGGTATCGAAAGCGACCTGAGAGTTTGCTGCCTGTGCATCCACGCCAAGACTAGCCACCTCTTTCACTGCGTTGGTGGCAGCCTCAAGCATGTAAGCGTTGGCTTGCGGCACTTCAGGGTTTTCCATGTAGGAGATTGGACCAATCGGCAGGTCGTTACCGTTTTCATCGGTCTTGTTCTGCAGATAGTACGGATAGTCATCATTTCCACCGTACATGTATTCGTAGCCTTCGATTTGCTCAGGGAAGAAGGTCGGTTTCTTCTTCGGTGAACGAGCAACAATATCGGCGTTGAATGACATGATCATGTTACGAAGGCGCTGACCGTCTTTCGTCAGCCTTACCACTCCTTCGTAGCACTCCTTGTCACCAGCGAATGACCATTCGCCATACACTGGAACGATTGGAATATGCTCTCCGGCTATCTTCTCGCGGTCTTTCAGTATCTGCGTGCAGGTGATGATCGACTTATACACACGCCGACGCTTGACCTTACGCTCTGCTACCTTAATAAATCCACGATTAGCCAGGTCGTCGATGACGTCTTTGATATCCTGCTGGTAATAGCTGACCGGCTCACCTGTCAGCGGGTCGCGGTAGATGAAGACTTTCTCTTTCTTCTCTTCGACCTCGTAATACTCAGCGACGTAGACGACATCATTCGATACCCACGGAAACAGCCATGTATCGTTCGGATTCTGGAAAGATGGCAAGGTATCCGGATCAATACCGTAATCCTCTGCGAACTCTTTCCAACCATTGCGCGACAAGGCGTTAATCACCGTGCAGTGCTTAGCGTCGCTCTTATCCATCTGCTTGCTGTTGGCGTCCCATATGACGTGTGAGCAGGCCTCATGGATTGGCAGGCGTCTGATTACCTGATTGTTGCTTGTTGGGTCGTTGTCTTCGTACTGTGTGACCAGACGCCATGCACCAACGCCGGACTCTATCTGCTCACGAACGCCAACGTTAACGGCAATTTTTGCCGTGTTATGGCGCATATCAGTACGATACATCCCCATCAGCACATCGGCAGCATCAGGATTAGCGCCGTCTTTTGGTCTGAATAGAACGTCGATAGGGTTCCGGCGCATCTCTGCGACTAGTTTCCTGACCACCGGGCGAACAACATCGAATTGTCCGCGATATTGCAGGGTGGTGTAGTTTGATAGCCAGTCATCCCATTGCGACACTCGGCTAAAATACAGGTCATTTGTCGCCTCGGTTCTGGCTTCATCGCTCGCCATCCAGTCCGCGTCAAACTTACACAGAATGGAATTGAGTCTGTTTTCGTCGGCCATTTAAGTTCTCCGTGCGATGGGCCTGATTGGGGCTGGTATCTTTTTCTCTTTTGGTTTTTTGATGTCGCGCATCATTTTGGCGAAGCGGCGCATCATGTATGCATAGCGAACGGCTGAGAGAACGTCGTCGTTAAGCTTGACGATTTTCCCGTTTTCATCACGGTGATAGAGGCGGAACTCCTCAAAGAATGGCTCACAGGTGTTGAATACTTTGAAGCGACCATCGAGCATCATGTCGCGCAATTCAGTGATGCCAGGCTCAACAGCATTACCGCCATCAGGCCATGTCGCATGCTCCTGCAACATCATAAAACCAGCGTCCGCGTACTGCCCTTTAAGCTGCTCACCGCCGCCCTTCTCATGCTGGTTTCCGTCATGAGGCCATGCGGTTGGCACTTTATGCGCCCATGATTTAACAGCTCCCCATGCCTGAACAGCTGTTTTTTCTTTCGCCTTCCACACGCGTGAAACGTAGATTGTGTCTGCGTCCTTATCCCACCAAAGCTGAACCTGCGCCTGTGGGTGATCCCATCCGAAATCCATCCCACCAATTACGTAGAAGTGATCAGGACACTCGAACGGCTGACACTTAATAGTCTCTTCCGGTATCTGGAAGATTCGACCACTACCCATCGTAGGAATACCGCGAGCACGCGCCTCTCTCTCATGCTCAGGATAAGATGCGATGATTTGCTCTTTCTGTTCGTCTGTGTAGTGCTCAGCGTCGTAGATGGTCATGTTGACCACTTTCTGCGACCTGCTGGGATTCTTCAGGAACTTGGTAACAACGTCAGACATCCCCATCAGCGGGGTAAACGTCAGAATTGAGAATTGCCCGTATTTGTTGGTACGGGTAAGACCTTCGCCATAAATGCTGTATGGTGGTTCTTCGTCAAACCACACGCCATGGATTGTGTCACCCTGCCAGCGAGCACGGCCTTGCGAGTATGGCTTGAAGTAGCAGATTGAAATGCCATCTTCAACGCCATCAGCCGTGTGATGCTTAACCAGAAGATGATCAACAAGGTTCGGAAAGAAAGGAGACTTCTTCCAGCTAATGATGTCTTCTTTCGGTATGGAACCGTAGCCAGGCTCATCATTCTCTTCGATACGACCGCACAGGATGCGTTGAGTCGTTTTGGTTACAGTCTCGTTTGTCTCGCCGCCAATCCAGAAGACAACAGGCTCATAGAAACGCTTACCTTTCCACTCACCGCCATATTTACCATCAGCAGGATAGCCTTTTGTGCCCGGATAACGCCCGGTAAGGTGAAACGCGACTTCAGCAGCACCAGTAAATGACTTACCAAGCTGGTTACCAGCCATAAAACATCGCTCTGGATAGTCATGCCCGGCGTCGATGAACTCACGCTGTTTGCTGTATGGCGTAAATTCATATAGCAGGTGTGTGTTCCGGTAGTTCTCTTCTTCTTCGAGTAGCTCGAGCAATTCGATTTGCTCTTCGTCGCTCAGGTTATCAAGAATCGCGTCCAGTTCCACGGTTGAATAGCTCCTTGATACGAGAGCGTCGCTTATCGCGATCTCCCTTATCAGGTGTCACGTCTTCAACTTGCGACTGCTCTTTGAGGCCCAAATCACGGGCGATGATGTTAGCGTTGAGAAGGTCAGCGGCTGCGCCAGAGAATTTCTGGTCGTAGATGATGTCTTCCGCTCGTGATGTGACGTCAGAAAAACCTTCCATTGACCGGAAGGTTCCCCATGTTTGCCTGGTGATATCAAGGAAGGTACACAATCCTGAAATAGTCATGGCTCGCATCTTAGGGACATTAGCCTTAATTATTTCTCCCTGATATGAAAATACCTTACCCTCCCATAGCGGGTTATCATCAGCCCACTCGAAGTATTCACAACAAGCAGCCCACAGCGCATCAGGCGATTCGAATTTAGGATTTCGCCCATGACTACTGCGGGCCTCCCAAAATCGGTTGCCCTTTGGTGCTGCCATATTCATCTCACTTAGTTGTTATTTCAGGTTGAGCATCATGCTCCGGTAGTGAACAGGTCTAACGCTTCCTTAGATTTACGCACCGCTTCAAATGTGCGGATCGTGATATCCGAATTAGCGCCGCCTGACTGGAAGTGAATTTTGAATAGCTCAAGCTTCAGCTCGTCAGTGCCAATGAACTGAAATGCTTCCTCTGCGGCTGCGTTCTGGTTCATGACCAGTTTGTAAATCTCTAACTGGAATTTCTGTTCTTCAGTCATGGGAATAATCTCTGCCATTGTTGGCTCCATTTATCCGTTAAAAGGGATATCAGTTAAGTTATCCCGTGTAGGGTATAAGCCATTATCAAAGCCACTCTGTAGGGAATGGCTTTTGTGATGGCAATAAAAAAGGCCGACTTAGCGACCAATTTAATAATTAATTATCAATAATGTGGGAATTGGTTACTATTTTGCAAGATAACCCAAGATGGGCGAAACAAGTCAAAAACATTGATGCTTAACAGGGCTTCATTTATTGATTTTTTTTCATCCGTAGAAACTCCGCGTCCTGCATTTGACATTACAAGCTGACCATTAACTATTTCACTACATTGTTTTACATAACTACCTGGCGGCATTGATTGAAAGTTACATGTACCATTTATTATTTTATCAATTTCACTCATATCAACCTCGTCTAGTTGTTCGTCATAGATTCAGTGGCTGGCGGTGACGATTCCGCTTTTCGGGAGCTACCCTAGCCACTGTTTTATTCTATCCGATGTCTTTCCATCAGTCCGCCACCACAAAGAATCTTTTTTGCCATAAGGCAGGAGGTTCATCTTTCAGTGGCTGCCAGTGTTATTTCCCCACTTACTGGCTTGGGTTGTTTCGCGGTACTGCCGTAACTGGTTACCCAGAATAAATTCCGGTTTCATTATCAAGCCCACCCGTAGATAGGCTTTGTAATGACATCTTCAATTAATCAGCAGTTCAGGCTGTGTCACCTGCAAGATGTATTCATGCTCGACAGCCAGGACACGCTTCTCTTTCTTCCGTTCGTTCATTAATCGACTGCCGATCGTACCTTTCAGCTTTGAGCGTGTTTCTTTGATGGCGTAGCGGTGCTGCATTTCTTCGCCAATTGCCATGCGGCGGCTCAGTTGCTCTGCCATCCAATTGAATGCTGCTATATAGCTCTCCTTGATTGCTGCAGCAGCTTTCCCGGTGAACCCCATTACAACCATGATCCAGCCATCTTTCGTCAGGCTGTACATCGGGCGAACCTTGCCCTGTTCATCGATATAATCAGCCGACGCAAAATTGCGTTGGCTAAACTCACGCGAGCAATCAGCCTTAACCTGCTCGATTTTCCTGAGAACATCACCGTGTCGCTTGCCGAAGTACTTGGCAATTTTTCTGGATGTGGTAACGACCTCTCCGTTTTTGGCTTGCACCATTTCTCGGAAGTCGAAGGCTGGAATAACTGAATGATTATTCATAGCGTCTTTACCTTTTAGAAAGTGAGCCTGTCTCACAGAAAAGCCGCCCGAGAGAGGTCGCCACCTATAACGGCATTTCTCAGGCTCGCTTACTGAAAGGCTCTCGTTAATATGCGCGTGAGATGCGCTGTGAAATTCAGATATAAAAAAGCCCCGCAAATGCGAGGCTAAATCCTGGTATTTGTAATGAACTGGCTCTTATCTCAACGCAGCCCCTTACTGCGCGCCAGATGCTCAATATCAAGCATCAGCAATGAGATGTTTAATCTGGATTCACTCCAGAAGTGATCACCACCCTGTCTACAGAGCCAGATGTGAAGGATGATGAGTAAAATTATCGCTATCATCGAAGGCATTGCGTCCTGATGTACTCCTGCAGGTAGTTAACCTGCGCGGTTATCCTGTCGATTCCACTTCGGAGACGGTAATAATTGAGTTCAGCATCTGCTGTAAGTCTTGGGCTTTCTCCATCGCCCATGCCGCTGGCTCCGGTCGTTGACTTTGCACAGGTGGCGGCGACCTGCAGGCGCTTACGCCCAGCAGAAACATCAGCGCGGAGACTTTCGATAGTCGCGTTAGCATCAGCAAGCTCCTTTGTGTATCTGGCATCGAGTTCAGCTACATCACGTTGACGCTTCTGCATATCAGCGATGATGGATGTGGCTTTATCGCGCTGGTCTTTGTAGGCGATGGCGTTATCACGGTAATGATTAACAGCCCATGACAGACAGACGATGATGCAGATAATCAGAGCGGAGATAATCGCGGTTACTCTGCTCATACCTCAATCTCTCTGACCGTTCCTCCAGCTTCTTTGAATTTTGCAATCAGGCTGTCAGCCTTATGCTCGAACTGACCATAACCAGCGCCCGGCAGTGAAGCCCAGATATTGCTGCAACGGTCGATAGCCTGACGAATATCACCGCGATCAATCATCGGTAAAGCGCCACGCTCTTTAATCTGCTGCAATGCCACAGCGTCCTGGCTTTTGGGAGAGAAGTCTTTCAGGCCAAGCTGCTTACGATAGACATCCCACCAACGGGAAAGAAGCTGGTAACGTCCGGCTGCTGTTGATTTGAGTTTGGGGTTTAGCGTGACAAGTTTGCGAGGGTGATCTGAGTAATCAGTGAATAGCTCTCCGCCTACAATGACGTCATAACCATGATTTCTGGTTTTCTGCCGTCCGTTATCAGTTCCCTCTGACCACGCCAGCATATCGAGGAACGCCTTACGTTGATTATTGATTTCCACCATCTTCTACTCCGGCTTTTTTAGCAGCGAAGCGTTTGATAAGCGAACCAATCGAGTCAGTACCGATGTAGCCGATGAACACGCTCGTTATATAAGCGAGATTGCTACTTAGTCCGGCGAAGTCGAGAAGGTCACGAATGAACCAGGCGATAATGGCGCACATCGTTGCGTCGATTACTGTTTTTGTAAACGCACCGCCATTATATCTGCCGCGAAGGTACGCCATTGCAAACGCAAGGATTGCCCCGATGCCTTGTTCCTTTGCCGCGAGAATGGCGGCTAACAGGTCATGTTTTTCTGGCATCTTCATGTCTTACCCCCAATAAGGGGATTTGCTCTATTTAATTAGGAATAAGGTCGATTACTGATAGAACAAATCCAGGCTACTGTGTTTAGTAATCAGATTTGTTCGTGACCGATATGCACGGGCAAAACGGCATGAGGTTGTTAGCGCAACCTCCTGCCACCCGATTTCACGAAGCCAGCCATTGAGCTGGTTTTCTTTTATGCAAAGCACACCGCACCGTAGCCACAGCGGATAAGGTGATTATTTTGGTCTGTCTGGTATTTGGTTTGATGTGCTTTCAGAAAGGCCGTGCTTAAAACGCAAAAAGCCCCGAGCTATTAACTCAGGGCTTTATTTAACGAGTGCATTTATCCATCGTTGAGTCAAATTTACCCAACTTTATTCAAAAAGTCAATATCATGCCGTTAATATGTTGCCATCCGTGGCAATCATGCTGCTAACGTGTGACCGCATTCAAAATGTTGTCTGCGATTGACTCTTCTTTGTGGCATTGCACCACCAGAGCGTCATACAGCGGCTTAACAGTGCGTGACCAGGTGGGTTGAGTAAGATTTGGGATTAGCATCGTTACAGCGCGATATGCGGCGCTTGCTGGCATCCTTGAATAGCCGACGCCTTTGCATCTTCCGCATTCTTTCTCAACAACTCTCCCCCACTGCTCTGTTTTTGCTATATCAACCGCACGGCCTGTACCGTGACAATCTCTGCATCTTGCGCCCGGCGTCGCGGCACTACGGCAATAATCCGCATAAGCGAATGTTGCAAGCACTTGCAGTACCTTTGCCTTAGTATTTCCTTCAAGCTTTGCCACACCACGGTATTTCCCCGATACCTTGTGTGCAAATTGCATCAGATAGTTGATAGCCTTTTGTTTGTCGTTCTGGCTGAGTTCATGCTTACCGCAGAATGCAGCCATTCCGAATCCGGCTTGTGATTGCGCCATCCCCATAGCAGCCATCACATCAGTACCAGAAAGAGAGTCAGAAGCCGTGGCCCGTGGTGAGTCACTCATCATCGGGCTTTTTGGCGAATGAAATTTAGCCACGCTTTCGAGTCTCATGCGCCTTCTCCCTGTACTTGAATCAATGTGAGGTTTCCGCAGAACACTGCGCCGGTATCGATATACATCTGGTTGGCAAACTTGAGTGGTTTCACTGCTGGCGTATGACCAAAGATGAACGTGTCCGCGCCTTTGATTTCTTTCACGATCCCGTCTTGTGAGTTGCTGATTCGTTCGCGGTTCCAGATTACCTGCTGATGATCAACTGGCTTTCCAAACTCGTATTCGTCACAAGGATAATCGGCGTGGCAGATGACATATTTTTTATCTTTGCTCACCAGTTCGATGATTAACGGAAGTTCATCTGCTTTATGGGCAAGAGCTTTAGCCAGAATTTCTTTGTCGTAATCGAGATTAAAGAACCAGCCACCGCCATTAAGCATCCAGTGATTGACGTTTCCGCGCTCTGATAAGCCATCAATCATCATTTGCTCATGGCTTCCACGTACAGCTCTGAACCAGGGGAATGTGATTAATTCCAGGCATTCGACGTTCTCTGTACCGCGATCGACCAAATCGCCAACCGAGATAAGCAGGTCTTTTTTGGTGTCGAATCCTATCGTCTCCAGTTTTTTCATCAGGTTCGTGTAGCATCCGTGCAGATCGCCAACTACCCAAATATTTCGGTATTTGCTGCCATCAATTTTTTCGTAATAGCGCATCTCTTTCACTCCATCCGCGATGAACCATGAGAACGTCGTTGACGATGGCGTGCATTTTCCCGTCTTTATCATCAACGTATTTTCTGACCGTACCGCGACTACATTTCAGTCTGCGTGCTACTTCTGTCTGGTTTCCGTATGCTTCAACGAGCATGTCTGGAATGGTTTTTACTGAGAACGTCATGCGGCCTCACTTCTGCTATTTCGCAGGTCTTTGAGTTTCTGCTGATACTCCGCCTTGATGGCCCTGCACTCTTCGACAGTCCAGCGATGGCGGTTATGGTTTGATTCGATTTCGTCTACTGCTTCCTGCCCGATGCGATTAATCAGTTCGACGCGATACGGAACGAGATTTCCGCTTTTGTGCTGGTTGCACACCACGCATTGCTTGTGAATATTGCGTTCATCAAATCGGAGTTGAGGTGCCGCAGCAGTTGTCCGGTAATGTCCGGCATCCCACTGAGCAGACGTGAGCGTTCCGCACGAGATACATGGTAAGTCGCGGTCTCTTTCTCTGATGAAGGCGTTTACGGCTTGTTGGGCTTGTTTAATCCAGTAACTGCGGGGCTTTAAGGCGAGTTTTCGAATCTTAAGTTTATCTTTCTGTTTCTGCTCCTCTCGTCGTCGTTTCTTCTCTGCTGCTTTTTCCGCTTTTTCGCGTTCTTTACTTCGTCGTTCGAGTGCTATCTTGGTTCCACACTCTGGAGAGCACCACCACTGATTGGCGAATGCAGGGTGAAACCATTCCCGACATTCATCGTTTTTACATCGTCTTCGCGCTGGTTTAGCCATCGTCTTCTTCCTCGTACATTGAGCTATTCGGATCGCTCATCAGTTCTGCGCAGCAATCGGAGCACACGTGAACTTCCAGCACATGTAGCTTCTGACCGCAGTTAGCGCACGTTAAAGCCCGCTCGACGCTTTCTTTCTGGTATTGAAGGGTTTGGGATGGGCTAAGCATTATTGGCGTCCTGCATCATGAGGAAGACAATCATGGCGGCGCGGAGGGGATTAGACTGGTACTGAACTCGGCAAGAATCGAACTGATCAACAGAATTCCACCATTCAGAACTGCCATCTTCAGCGCAATCCCAAACAAGACTGATGCGATTCTTCAAGATGACAGGTCCAGCATCCTCCCAGCAAAGAGTTGGTGCATATTGCACCCATGGGTTTTTACCATCACTCACCCAAACAGTGTGCGGCCGGAGTTCGTGATATTTGCTAGTCATTCCAGTGGCTTTACTATCATCAATGCCCTGAACCAAAAGTCCATTTGCGATTGCCACTCGCTTGTTAATTTCAAAATCACTTAACTGTGAATAATCCATTGTCATTTCCTCGCACGATGTCTTAGCCACCGGATATCCCACAGGTGAGCCGTGTAATTGAAGGTTTTTACGTCAGATTCTTTTGGGATTGGCTTGCGTTTATTTCTGGAGCGTTTCGTTGGAAGGTATTTGCAGTTTTCACAGATTATGTCGGTGAAACTTCGTCGCTGTCGTCTCATTCGTACCTCCTGTCGGTAAATCTGACACCCTGACCAATAGCCCATGCTGTCGTGTACTCAATCAGACTTGCCATACGCTTCACACTCATCTGCGCGCTACTTTCGCGAATGTTGACGTATTCGCCTTCAAGCCCGGGCAAAACATCAGCTTCCTGTTTTGTTGCCACTGCATGACCGCTGATCAACAAAACCTTCCATTGTTCCGGTTTTAACCATTTTCCGCACCATTGAACCTGACGTGCGATATCCGCCAGCATCGCGTGAAATTTTGCGTTCTGGTCAAGGTTGCGCTTGTAGTCAGTAATGCGGATGGTAACTGGCTTGTCTTTATCGAGTGGTGTTGCGAGGATGGCGTTGATTGCGGCTTGCTGTTGTTGCTTACTTCGGAGGAAGATTGTTTGCTTCACTGAACACTCCTTTATTTTTTATGCCTGTAACCCCATTCTTCCAGCAACCTTGCGGCGTACCACCCAAGAAACAAAGGAAAGAACATTACAATGAGATATTCCCCGCCACGGTCAATGTTCGAAATTGACCAGATTACGATGTAACCAGTGCAGGACAGGAATATTACAAACCCCAAAAAGCTACTTCGTCGACTCATGCTCACTCCTTCACTTTGATTCCAGCAGCGCGGATGTTTTCCTCATAAGCATCCATTGCATCACCGAAGCCATTGGAATAATCAACAGTAAACCCTTTGGCTAATGCTTCTCTGCTGTCGATAAACTTTGGCGCGGTTATTTCAATATCTGCTCGCGATGCCTGCCACGCCTCCCATGCAATCTCGACCTTGATGTGCATAATCTTCATCACGTCACTTGAAACGTGATATTTGTTTTTAAACCATTCTTCAAACTGCTTTCTTGATTCGTCCATCGATACTTACCCTCAGTTCAACTCACAAAACGCCACGCCATTTTATAGGCTCCATCCATCCCATTTTCTCTCACCAAAAATATGCCTGTGCCATTCTTCCCGCTGCCGTCTCCATAGTTCCATCATGTCTGGCTGGTTCTTTTCTCGCATTTTTCGAATCTGCTCAAGGATGAACTCTATTTGCTGCTGATTTGTCATGCTCACTCCTTTACTTTAAATCCAGACTCCGAATAATTCTGTTGCGCTGAAACTCATTGTTGAGTTTGGACAACCGTCGAAGAACACGGTCACGCGGATAGCGTCGTGCAGCAGGTGAATGCTCATACAACTCATCAAGCGGCAAACTGGACGATGAACGATACCGATACCAACGCACCAACTCTTCACGAAAATTAGCCCTGACAAGTTCAGCTATCGTACTCAT